TATAAGGTAACATTTTTATAACCAATATAGAAATACTGACCAAGCAACAAAAGCTATAACTACTTTTTTGTTGTCTTTAATCTTTGTTACAACATGGTTTTTCCATTGTGTAAGCGTTTCACCGTATATCATCATACATTTTCTCCTATTTTAACACATTGCATACTTAAACTTATACTTCTTTGTATAAATTCTTCGTTTACTGCTTGACCTATTTCACTAGCTGTTTGTCTACATTGTTCTACTGTAGAAAAATAACTTTGTGTTGGTAAGTCACCTACCATACATAAATTTTGTCCATTAACTGCTAATACGCAGAGTAATGCTGTAATCTTAAACACTACGTTACCACCTTTACTTTATACTTAGCACACCAATGATGGTTGCTACTATTGTTCCTAAGAAAACTAAAACTTTTACCATTCCTTTTCCAGTAGAAACATCTGTTCGTAAAGATTTAACTTCTCTTTTTAATTCATTTATACTATTCTGTATTGTCTGCATACGCTCTGCACACAGACGTTCATGGGCTGAAAGCCTTATACCTGTTGCTTGGTCTACAAGCTGTTTAGGTGATACAGACTTTTTTCTAGCCATTATTTCCAACCTAAACTTGTTGCTTTAACACCTGTTGATTTTACACCATTAGACTGATTTAAAGTTTCTATTTTATAAACCATTGAAGTTCCACTAGGTTGAGAAGAAATATCTAAATCGTGAAAAGCTAATATTTTTGTATTTGTTGCGTAAGTACCTTCATCTACTAAAGTTCCTTGTGTAAACGTAGTACCACCATCTCTTGAAACGTATGCTTTAATATCAGTATTTAAAGTTGCAGTTCCTTGTTCATTTTCCATTAACATTACAAAATCACTTTTAGTTGGTGCTGATTGTGCAGTTACAGGATTTGATATAGCAGTCATATTAGAAACTGATGGATTAGTTAATCTTCTTAAAATTACAACACCATGACCACCTCTACCAGTTGGACTTCCTGCACTTGGGTAACCTGCTCCACCGCCACCCCCAGTTCCATCTGTACCATCTGCGTGACCACCGCCACCATTTCCGCCTTTACCACCGCCATGAGACGCTGAGCTTCCATTAGGTGTATGTGCACCACCGCCACCACCTGCGTAGCCGACTGTTGTACCTGTAATATCTAAATTTAATCCTGCTCCACCTGTTCCACCTGAACCTGATGACCCAGTTGTTCCATTTCCACCAGAACCACCTGCACCACCACCGCCACCACCTGCTTGAGTGCTGTCGTTTCCAGTGTCAGTTCCTGAGCTTCCACCACCATATCCTTGATTAGCAGTTGCAGTTCCTTGGTTACTAGAACCACTTGGGTCTCCTTGACCACCACCTGAACCACCATTATCATTTGTGTGTGCTGAATATTCGTAACCATTACCAACTCCACCACCTGCACTAACAATGTCAGTTATGTCTGAACCAGAGATAGAGCTATCGTTACCTTTTGAGCCATGATGTTGCGACCAGTTTGTAGGTGCTGAACCACCTGCACCAACTGTAATTGTGTAAGTTGTTCCTGCTCCTAAACTTAAATCGCTTTCTGCTGAAGCACCACCACCTGATGTTGAGCCGTAAGAAGTTCGCAGTCCACCTGCACCACCCCCACCGCCTGATTCAGCGAAGCCACCTGACCCACCACCTGCAACGACAAGAAAGTCTACTGCTTGTGCTGTGTCTTGACTATAAGAACCTGTTGAACCTGTGTCAGTCCATCTGTACCAAGTATAAGCACCATCTGTGCTTGTTGTGTCTGCGTCATGGGTAATATTTGGTGAAACTCCACCAGAAACTTTACCACCATTTACATTTGCATTTGTAGATGATGAGCTATTGATTCCAGTGTTATCTGTGAATTCGTCTATTGATTGGTCTTGAAGATTATATGTAGCAAGTGAACCTACAGTTGCAGTTTTAAATCCTAATAAAGCAAGATTAGTTTGAATTTTATTATCATCAAAAGTTTGTGCGTGTTGAGATACACTTGATGCACTTATTCTACTGTCATCAAAAGTGCCTGATGTAATTTTACTTGTTGGCAAATCAGGTATTTCTGCCGCATCTAGGTCTATTGCTCTATTTGCTACTTTAATTATCGCCATCTATTTGTTTCCTTTTAATTATTATAATACTATTGTATCTGCTTCTTCTTGTGTCAGAGCTTCCCCTGCTACAAGTTTTGCTTTAGCACTAGCTCTTAAATCTGCTTTTGCTTGTTTTTCATCATCAAAAATTTTATTTGATGCTTTAGCAGATGTTTGAGCTTCTTCATGTTCATTAATTTCTTCTGCTGTCATATCAATAGCTTTACCATTTACAAATTTTTTCATTATTTCACTCCATAAGTTCTAATTTTAATTCCATTTACAAAATTACCATCTGAAAAATATACTCTCACACCAGACATAGCCGCTGTTGATGCGTAAAATCCACCAGTAATATCTTGTCTTGGTGTACCACCTGAACCATCATGGTTATTACCATACATACGACAAAATATATTTTTGTCATAAGATGTGTTTGTCATGTCATGCAATGTAAGATGCATCATTTGAGACCTACCAGATTGTTTTCCAATATAATCTCTAGTTAATCTTATTTCAGATTGACTTCTTCCACCATTATCAGATGAGCCACCAATTCCACCTGCGTTATTTATAAAAAAGTAATTACCAGAACTTATTGAATTTCCAGAATTATCTAAATATCTTAAATGAAGATTAGAGTAATCATTACTTGAAGCAGTATGTGTAACATAATCCATATATATTTCGTATCTTGAATATGTACTAAAATCTAATTCTCCAGATTGTGCTGTTGTTTTAAATTCAAGAGCCGCAGGAGTTCCAGAAGTTGTGCTTTCTGAAATTTTTACATAGTCAGAAGATAAATTTCCCCATTCAGGAGCAGTTGCACCAGAGTTCATAAGTAATGCTTGTGATGCTGTACCTTTAGCTAGTCTTTGAAGACCAGAGCCATCTCTGTATAATAAATCACCCTGTGTTGTTAATGTTGTGCCAACGTCAGTACCGTCAGTACCTTTTGTTGCCATTGGTTGAAAGTACGTAGTATTAGTTGGAAGGTTACCTGTACTTGCCAATATGCAAATGTAAGACGACCCATTGTACTCTGTAACGTCATCTATCGCATAGGCTGTGCTTCCGTTGTAAGCTCCCTTCCAGTTAAACTTCAACGAACCGATATTTACTGTAGCCATTTGTTATTTTCTCCTTGTTATATTGTAGCTATTAAGTCGCCATTACTGTCCATGCTAAAGGTAAAACCTGAAGCACTGTATAAGACATCACTAAACGTGGCGTATTTTTCGTTTGTAATGTTATCTTGACCTTGATTAGTCGTGATATATCTTAATTTGTTTGGTATTGGTGCAGGTGTGTTAGCCTGTCCACCCATATTTGCGTGTGATGAGCAGTAATAGTAAAGCGTTGGAGCTCCACTAGGTACTACAAATGTCACTTGTGTTGATGAATTTACAGTTACCCCTGTAGTATAAGCACTTGTATTCCCACTATCTGTTGAAAATCTAAATGGGTGTGCTGAAGGGTGTGTAAATACATAAGTATTTCCTTCTTGTAATTCTATTGTTTTCTGAGACACACCATCTATAACGTATTTACCGCCACTTTCTGTGACAGCTATGTGTATAGTTGATGGGTCATAGTATCTTTCAAAGCCATATACTTCTGCTGAAGAAGCATTACCTAGCTCCCAACCATTACCTGCATCATTAACCTTAAATACTTGTCCTGATGAGATACCTGCTGTAGATAATTTAGCCGCAGTAACAGAATTGTCATTAGGTTGTAGCTGAACACCACTACCTATGTGCAATATCCAGTCCATAACATCAGATGACGTTAGTGTTGCACCTGTAAATGTTATCTGACTGCCTGATACTGTAAAGTTACCAAACTGTACTACACCATTAATACTACAAATTACATTATTGGCTGATAGCGGTACAAAAGCTGTACCACCTTTAGTTATATTGTACGTTGTAGCACTTGATAATGTTATGTTGTCTAGCTTATCTAGTTGTTGTAAGTTGGATAACCCTGTTCCTATATAAGCCATTAGTGTCCTATATTACTATTGTATTAGCTTCATCTTCAGTTAATGCTTCTCCTGCAATTAACTTTGCTTTAGCACTAGCTTTTAAGTCTGCTCGTTCTTGAAGTTTAGCTTGAAATGCCTCTGTTTTAATTCTAGCATTTTCTTGGTCTGCTTCTTTTTGAGCAACTTCTTCTGGTGTAAATTCTTCAATTCTTTGTTCACCAGTTTGTCCATCAATAAATATTTTTTTATATGTTTCTGACATTATTTATCTCCTATAATTTAAATGCGTAAAGTGTAAAGAAACCAGTAACAATATTGTGAGATTCACAATTAATTCTTAATCCAGTTATTCCACCACTTGTTATTTTAGAATTGTTATATCCAATACCTTGAGAGTAACCTATATGACCACTATCGTTCCATTGTACTTTGTGAATAAAATTAGGTTTATAGTCATCTTGTGTTGGATAGAAAAAATCTAACATACCACTTCCTCTGTAAGAGTAGTAGGTAGCATTAGAACTACTTGTTTGTTGATTCCAAGTATTAGCAATTTGAACTCCTACACTATCTGATTGATGACCACCAGAGCCAAATGTTTGAGCAGATTCGCCATTATATTGTTCTTGGATTTTTTGGTAATATGTTCCACCATGATTTGCACCAGATGCACCACCTGTTCTAAAACCAATTCTTAACCAAGCACCATTAGTGTGGTTGTTGAATGTGAGATTACCATATACAAGTCTGTAATATTTATATGTATCAGTAAATACATTATCCATGTAAATATCAGAGGCATTAGCACCATTAACTGTTGCTATTTTTACACAATCTCCACTTGGTGCTTCTCCCCATTCTGGGTCATTAGCACCTTGTTTTAATACATAACCTGCTGTACCTTTAGCTAATCTTTGTAGTCCACTACCATCACGATATAATATATCGCCTTGTGTTGTTAATGTAGTACCTACATCTGTACCATCTGTTCCTTTAGCCGCTAGTTTTGTCCAATAGGTAGCATTGGAAGTAGCGTTACCTGTAGAAGCTAGTATACAAATGAAAGTTTCATTACCAAATGTTACAATGTCATCAACTACATAAGCTGTTGAGTTGTTGTAAGCACCTTGAAATACTGGCTTAATTCTACCTAAATTTAATGTTGCCATAATTGCCTTATTTTCTCCTTATTATTGTTATATTGTAACATTCAGATTGCCACTGGCATCTACTGAAAATGTTAGTCCTCGTTTTGATACAAAACTTTCAGCGTATTTATCTGATTGTGTTGTATCACTATTTGCTACTGATACGTTGTCAGAACCATTTGAATATTCTAATTCTAGTGTACCATTAGCTAATTTTTTAAATCCGTAAAAATCTACTGTCCCTAAACTTGCTCTTGCTGAAGCTGAAATATCAGCTAACTCTACTGCACCATCTTGAATTTGTGCTGTTGTTGTTATTACTGCACTAGGAAATTGTCCGATATATGCCATTATGTACTAATTGCATCAACCGCAGACACCCAGACATCACATGAACTTGCTGTGTCAGAGACTACTTTGATTACATCTCCTGATTGTACGACAATTTTAGCACCACCATCAATAAGTTGTAGCTGTGAACCTACAGGTATAGGAGCAGATTTAACTAAATGTATGTCATTAGAACCATCATTAATATAACAATCTACATTAATAGATGAACCTGATACGTTTGTTAAAGCTATTCCAACTATAGTGTCAAAGCTATCTGCTGTATATACACTTACTGGTGAAGTACCGACATTGTTGCTTGTATTTCTTCTAAAGTTTTGAGCCATTTTTTTCCTTTTATTATAAAGCTATAGCCATAGCTATAACCAATCCTGTTGTTACTGTTGCACTAGATGCACTATTAGCCGCTTGAGTAGCTGAGTTTGCCGCCGCCGTAGCTTGTGTTGAAGCTGTGGAAGCAGACGTAGAAGCGGCTGATTGTGAACTTGCCGCCGCCGTAGCACTCGCCGCCGCCGCATTTGCTTGTGCTGTAGCGTTAGAAACTGCTGTAGTGTTTGTTGTTAAAATACTGTCTGTGTATGCTTTTGTAGCCACGTCTTGTGCAGACGTAGGGTCAGTAACATTTCTAATCTGTTTACTGGTAGCATCATATTGAAAATCTGTATTAGATATTTTAATTACGTCATCAGCACTATCAATCGCTTCTTGCGACATCATAAATGCTTGTGTACTATCTGTATCTAAATCAGACTCAGTAAGCACTGAACCTGAAGCATAGTCAGTTAGTCTTGACGTTTGTGACGTTTTACGTCTAATCTCAACAGCCGCAAGGTTAGCAGGTGGACTAGCAAAAGTCAAAGTCGTTCCTGCCGCATTTAGAGAAAACGTAGTGTTTACTCCTGCGACTGTGGCTGATAAATCTGCTGTACTTCTATAACTGAACGGTATAGAATACGTACTTGTACTGCCGTTTCCAGTATATCTTACAAAACTATTAGCCATTAAATTCCTTAATTTTAATTATTTTATCTAAAAGGGGTACTTTATAGCCCTAATAATACATTTAGAGCACTATTAGCTTTTTCTACTTCATCTTTCTTAAAGTTTCCTCTCTTAACACGCTCTTCTACTATTTGTGGAAACTCTTTTAATATCATAGATTTAGCTACATTTTCTGCCGCATTTACATAATTTAGTATTAAATTTTGTCTCATATCTTCACCTAATACTTTATTATCAGGAAGACGGTATAATTGACTTTTTTTGTCCATTACTAATTTTTCTACTATTTCTTTTAATGTATACTCTTTACCATCTTCGTATCTAATTTTAACTGTTCCTACAAGCTCTCTCATTCTATCGTAAGCTGTCTGACCAGTTTCTTTATTTTTAATATCTCTTAAATCTATACCTGATTTTCTATCTATCTTGTCAGGTGGTCTATAATCAAAATCTCTACCTTCAAAGAACTTAGATATTTCAGGATATTTAAACTCTGTCATAGCAAATGGTGAAGACCACAATCCTGACCTTTTACCAAGACCAAATAACCAACCATTTTTTCTATTTATAACTTCACCAAACATGTTACGTCTTGGCATAATGCTATTTTTATCTACAATTTGTGGCATTAATACTTTTAATCTATCTGATAAAGTTAATAATTCTTTATGCTCGTCCATTTCCACTCTACTTAAATATCTTAATCCACCTGATAATGGAAAGAATTTGTATAGTGTTCTTGCAAAGATAGAAGTACCAACTCTATCTGGTGCTCTACTTCTAGCAAAATCATCACTAAATAGAAAGTTTGCTGTTTCTATAATATTTTTAAGATAAAATTTAGATTGAATATTTCTAGTCAAACTAGCTACTACACCCATAGATAATTCTAACATAGTGTTTTCTGCTTCACTAGGTAAGTCTTCATTAGTTTCTAAATGTTTATTAATAACTTCAAACATATCTGCCATAATTAAAAACGGCATCATAATTGGGTCAAGTCTATTTACTGAAATATATCTACCATCATTAGTTTTATATGAGTATGGTTGCCAACCAGTTGTTTTTTCTCTTTCTTGATTTTCTTTATAATCTCTTGAACCACCACTTGTAAATTTACCTGCTTTTACTGCAAAGAAAGCTGATGTCCATAACGCCATACCCATTTGCATACGTGCATTAGCTTCAGCCGCCGCTTCAGGATTTAAGTATTTACCATCTTTACCTTTCATTAGTGCATGTCTTACAGACACAATACTTTTTCTAATTAAAGGTAGTTGTTCAAAATTCCATTTTAACAAGTTAGCAGGTGTATTAATAAAGTGTAATCCTAATGCTCTAGCCCATTTATGTTTTGCTGTAAAACTTAATGTAGCACCTGTAACACCTTGTTCTGTTTTACCTGTAGCAGGATTTATAGAATATGCTGATTGTGTATATGTACCTTCTCTAGCATATTGTAATGGGTCATTAACTTCTAATCTACTAGACTCTAATAAACCTGCTCTAGCATTTATATCTGTTGTAGGGATAGCTTCACCAATACCTTTTTCATATTCACTAGCTATTTCCTTAAATCTTTTTCTATAACCATCTTTATCTAATTTACTAAACAATGGTAATGAACCTGTTTCATTTCTTATTTGTGCATGTATCTGTGCTGTTCTTCTAGCTTTATACATTATAGTTTTAAGAAATTCATCACCTGCTGTTAAGAATCTCATAGGCATACTTGTTGCATAAGCAACAGGATTAACAACCATCTTCTGTAAACCTTTACCTACAAAACCTAATGGCTCAGTAAGTAACTCACCAGAAGCATTAATAAATTGTTGTAGTTGTCCTTGACGCATAGCGTTGTCAAACTTCATTTGTTTA